CTCTCATCCTGTAGGCTGTGCTCACAATACAGGTAACATTCCCAGGTCGCTAGACGGCCCCATCGTCATGAAATTGACAAGGGGCCGTTTTCTTTTTATGCCCTTCCCAAATGAACATGCGTGTCGGATCCGGGATCCTGGGGACTTCGAGCAGGATTCATTTCGCAGGGTTTCATCTGAGACTGACGATGGCAAACCCCTCGACATTATCGTAGGTAAGCTCAAGGGGGAGGAGGACACCACTCTACAAGCCTATAGATATCCCAAGGAGGAATGGGATGAGAGTGAGGCCCGTGAACATTGAGAGGATCAGGAGGGCATGCTCTTCGAGCCTGCAAGCGATCCAGATGAGGAGGAATCAATGCCAAACATTGCAATAGCGGATTTCGAGAAGCGAATCCGGGAGCAGGAGCTCTCCGAACTCGATAACTTCTACCGAGGCACGGGGGACGCTCCGATGCTCTACAGATCCTCAGGCCTGTTCGTGCGAGCGAGCAAGGCAGAGGGTGGGAAGATGACCTTCGTTGCTTCTGAGGAATCAGAAGATCGGATGGGTGACATCATTGAGGTAGCAGGATGGGACACGAAGAACTTCGAGAAGAATCCCGTGTTCATGCTCATGCACCAGCACAATATGCCACCTCTGGGCATCGTTAGCCGAACGTGGGTTAACGGCAAGCAACTCATGGCCGACGTCATCTGGGATGATGATGATCCCCTGGCCGAGTTCATCAAGGGGAAGTACCTTCGCAAGATAATGCGAGCGGTCAGCGTGGGATTCAAGCCAACGGAATTCGAGGCCCTGAACTCGGACAATCCGTTCGGAGGGATCCGGTTCATAAAGCAGGAGCTTCTGGAGCTATCCGCTGTTCCTATCCCGGCCCATCCCAAGGCCCTACAGAAGGCAGCCCTCACCAAGCAATTCATGGTGACCCTGTCTGACCTAGCTCTACCGGATGATGATCCCGATCCAGATCCTGATCCCGAAGCGGATACCCCAGCGCCGGAGCATGAGGATGTGGACGGTGACATGAATACTGACGCTGAGGAGGCTCAGGATCTCGGGAATCTGGAAGACGGTGACATGAAGGATGACGAGGAGAAGGCCGGAGCCGTCATCAGCCGAGCAAATAAAACCAAGCTCAATCGGGCTCGGGCTCTGATTGGGGAAGTCCTCAACGACCAGGGAGGCGAGGACGAGAAAATGATCCCCTACAACGGAGCAGATGAGGAAATTCCAGAAGAGGAGGATGAACCGATAGACTTCGACGCGGTCATGGAGGCCATACGAGATATCCACAACGTGGAACTAACTACAAAGGAGGATCGATAAAAAATGCCACCGAAGATGACAGACATTGATCAACTCCTTGCGGAACTGGGTGACGTCAAGACCTTCGTCAAAGACCACGTCGACGGTCAGGTCAGCATCCTAGGCGAGGAAATGGAGAGAATGAAGACTAGCCTCGTATCAGTAGAGGCTGGTATGAAGGATCTCCGTCGAGAGAAAATGGGTCGACAGTCCAGGGATGGGCGAATCCGGGTAGCCAATGGCCGTCTGGCTGGATACGACATGCTTGACCTCAAGCTCCTGGATGAGATCCTGAGCTCAGGAGCGGTCAAGGGGCTCCATCGGAATGGACAGCTGTCCATGCTAACCGATGTCCAGGAGGCTCGAGGCCAGCTGGTCTCGTTCATAACTCCCGATGTGATCCTGGAGTGGGAGGACGGCGCGCTGTCTCGCCGGGGGATCATGTTCCCTGACGACTCAATGGAGAAATCCACTCACTTCAGAAAGGCGATAGCCAGCTGGCGCGCCCAGACCCTTGAGCTGATGCAAAAGGCGATGGACTCGGTAACGGCCTCCTCGGGTGATGAACTGGTGCCCACCATCGAGGCTGCGGAACTGTGGATGGATGTCAACCTGGAGACCATCATCCTGCCACTGTTCATGCAGGTCGTGATGCCCTCTAACCCGTTTGACCTCCCCCTACAGCTGGGGGATGTCAACTGGTATCCCACTACGGAGAACGTTCAGTCGCAGACCACTGACCTGAACACCGGGAAGGCCACCATGACGGCCTACGGCCTACGGGCGGGTGTCCCATTCTCCGACGAGTTGGAAGAGGACGCGGTAATCGCCTGGATCCCCGAACTCCGCGCCAGCCTGGTCAGGAACACTGCCGAGGTGATGGACGATGTCCTCCTGAACGGGGACACCACCGGCACCAACGGCATTAACGCGGACGGCGGGACGATCACCAAGGTAACCGCAGGCCTCGGACACTACATGCTGGGGTTCGATGGGCTGCTTCACCTTCCTCTGGTTGACAATACCAGCCAGGTGAGGAACGCAGCTGGTGGAGCCGTGGCAGCTGATGAGTATAACCGGGCGCTGGCCCTCATTGGCAAATACGCGATCCCTCGGCGTCGAGGCGATGTGGTCTACATGACCGACGTCAACAACGCCATCAGGTCACTGGCCATCGCAGAGTTCGAAACCGTTGACGTGGCGGGAGCCAGGGCTACCCTGAGCACCGGTGAGATCCTGAACGTATACGGCAAGCCTCTGGTTCACTCGGAGCAGATGCTCCAGGCGGACGCTGACGGTCTGGTCACCTCGGGATCCAACGCTACCGACACCGGGCGGATCCTGTGCACTAACACTACCCAATGGCGGGTAGGGTTCCGGCGTCAAATTGAACTTGAGACGAGCAGAGAGGCGGGTAAGGGGCAGACCACCATGTATGCCTCCTTCCGGATCGCTTTCGAACAGAGAGCGGCCAGCAGGGGCACTGCTACCCACACCTCAGTCGTCAGGAACATAGCAGCCTAATCCAGACTGCTTACTCTAATTCCCTTACGTGGATTAAAGGAGGAATAAACACGGGATGAAGCCGAATATTAAGCAACAAGACCCGACTCCTCAGCTAGTAGTTGACATGGTTCCCTCGTCTGGGACAGGTAACTACAGGTCGGTCATGGCCGTCAGGATACCCCTTGCGACGACCAGCACGGCCAATGCCGCTACTAACTGGATCAACCCTGAAACCGGAACCGTCTGCGTCAAGACCTACGTGGTCTTCACCACAGCTGGTACTGGCACCTTCGATCTGGGCAGAGGCAGCGATGGCACTGGGAACGCTACCGACCAGATCGATGGTGGCACCATGACAGTTGGTGTCCACTACACTCAGGAGATCGTGGGTACGGTAGCCGCCAGCGCCACATTGGGCGGCATCAACATCTTCCACATGCTCCTGGGGCCAGGCGGATCGGGGACGAACAACAGTATCAACATGACTCACTCGGACACCACGACCAGCACAGCCGTTGGGGCTCTGATCGTCGAATACTTCCTGATCGAGGGATAACCATGTTGATCTATGCCCATACTACTGCAACCGTGACCAGAAGGGGATCCCCTAATCTGAGGATCCCCGCTGGAACATGGACGGAGGTCGCCGACAGGGTAGGGGCTAAGCTCGTCGAGAAGGATTACATATGCGACGTGACGGGAGTAGACGATCCACACAACCACGTGTGCTCCTTTCTCACGTCGCAGATCACACCAGCGGAGATGGTCACGACGAGAATGAGTCCCCAGAAGCGCAAACTTCTAAGACAATCTTGGCACCGAAGCCGCAACGCAAGGATCGCTACGAGGGTGGTGTAGTCTATGCCCGCTAATGAGAACAAGACGCCTCAGCAGATACTAAATAACATCCACGATGATACAGCGGATGCGCTGAATGCCCTGTTAGTTGACGCTAATGGTAATGCCCTGCTTGATGCCAATGGAGTTAAGGTGCAGGGGGCCGCTGCTCATGATGCGGCTAATGTGGGTAATCCATTAAAAGTAGGCGGACGTTATCAAGCGGGAACTCCCGATACCGTTGATGATGACGATGCGGCTGATATCCTAGTAGATGACTCAGGCCGTCTCATCATGGTTGGCCCTGCTGATTCCGATGCGCCTGAACTTGGCGCTCCCATCCAAATCGCTGGCAGCGTCGATGAGTCCGGTACTGTAAACGCCGACGAAGGCGATGTCCGGAGGATACGGGTAAGCCCAAATGGCTATCTACTATCTACCCAAATAACCGCGTCCAATAACCAGGGGGATGGTGATAATCCTCCTAGGCTATCAATAGACAGCGGTGGAAACGCCAGAGCGATGGCCGTAGGGTTAAATGCCCTCGCTCCCGACGCGCTTTACGATCGACTTCGTACCGGCGGCGACTCTGGGCCTGGCCTGGGCGCACTCAACGTAGCTCAAATCGGCGGGGACTTAGCTCTCAGGGCTTCTGCGGCTGCTGGTGAGGCCAGTGGGACTTCAACTGCTCTGGATGATGTGGGATGGGTGAAGAGCTTCTGGGCAAGGTTAGACGTGACTGCCGCACCATCAGGCGGTTCTCCTACCTTGGACGTTTATATCCAGACGCAGAGCCCTAGTGGTGATTGGCAAGATATTGTGGGCTTCACTCGTGCCACTGGTGTTACTCATGAGAACGTCTCTTGGGGGCCGTGGACTGGTGAACTAAGCCAAATCCTCGCTGAGGCTGCTTCTGGGTTCGCGGTTGACGAGTTCTTTGCTGATCAGGATGCGGCTATAGGAGACGCTACTGTGAGGGCGATGGTTCTAGGAGATTCACTACGAGTCAAGTGGGTATTTGCAGCGGGTGGATCTACTGGTGACTTTACCTTCGCTGTAGATTCAGCGCTTCACAATTAGGAGAGAAGCATGACTTGGACTTTAAAAACGGCAAACGCACCAACTGGCGGGACAAGTGGCAAGGACGTGGCCACGTTGGTTTATGAGAACGATGTTGCCTTGCCTGATGGCTCCTTTGAAACTCGATCTGTTAGGCACCAACGTACTTCAGGTGATTCTGACACTGTTTGGCAGGCTATGATGAAGAGGGAGATTGCGGCTGGGCTGGCTCATCTTAATTCGTCTGTAGTATCGGCCTCGGACATTATGTCTAAAGTGAACCCTGCCAAAGGATGAATAATTCATATCTAGATCTCCAGACGATTAAGGATCAGGGGGGATTTAATCTAAGCACGGGGACGGCTCTGGATAAGCGTATGCTTATGTTACTGGAGAACGTCTCTCGTGAAGTCGATCTGTGGTGCAATCGATTCTTCTATTACGAGATAGCCACTCTTACTTTCGATGGGCCAGGGGGAGGAACGCTTCGTGTCCCAGACCTCATCTCTCTGTCTTCTGTAAAAGAGGATAATAACCTGGACGGTACATTCGATACTACCTGGGGATTTGACGATTATATCCTCTACCCACTAAGAGCTAGTCCCACTTCCACCTCGGGGAAGGCGAGGCCCTACACTCATCTTCAGGTGAGCGACAAGTCGAATGGGACTCAGGATGAGTTCATTAGGGAACAGAATAACTACCAATTGGTAGGCACCTGGGGATTCCAGAAGGTCACCTCGGATAGTGGACTGAACGGGACTCTCGCTGATGCCACTGCTACTTCAATGGTACTCACGGGGAGCGCCACGGGCACCATTGAGCCTGGACATACGTGTTTAATTGATGATGAACTGGTGTATGTAATCACCACGAGTGGGACGGCAGCCACGGTATCCCGAGCCATTAATAATACGGTAGGGACGGCTCACACTAACAAGTCCGTTAATCTCATAAGGTTCCCAGGCGCGATTCAGGAGGCTGTCCTTATCCAGACCGCTAGGATGTGGAAGCGCAAGGACTCCGGATACGCCGACACTATAGGCCTTGCCGAGACAGGGCAGGTAGTGACCTGGGCGGGAGGTCTGGATCAGGATGTCAAGGCCCTCATTACTCCATATCGTAAAGTGCCGATCTAATGAGTAATCTATCAGATGTGCTTGGAGGGATAAAGACGGTCATCGAGGCCAACGTGTCTGATATCAAGGTCTTCGATTATCCTGTCGACTCCGTCTCGGTTACTCCATCGGTGATCCTTGTCCCCAGATCGGTTGACTATCAGCTGGCCTTCGGGGGAAACTCATTCTCAATGGAGATAGCGGCCATCGTCCTGGTGTCCTCCGTGGATGACGCTGCGGGATTTGCTAAGCTTTATGACCACGTAGATCCCACTGACACATCTGCCAGTATCAAGAGAGCCCTGGAGCAGGATCCCACACTGGACAGCAAAGCGGACGACTCCTCTATTTTGAGAGCGGAGGGGATCGGACGTAAGTCCCTAGGTGGAGGCAACTACTTCGGATTCGATCTCATCATCTGGGTCATTAAGACGGTAGGCTGATGCCAGTATCTCCAATAAAGTTCGACCTGTCTGACGATGAGCTCAAGGACGTCCAGCGGCAGATGAAGAATAAGAAGTTCATCGGAGGCCCTCTCAAGGACTTCCTCAGTAGTAGCGTGTTCGAGGTGGAGGCGATAGCCAAGGAGGACGCTCCTGTCGATACTGGCCGATACAGGGGATCCATCACTACGGATGTGGCACCTACCCAGGCCGTGGTGGGATCTAATCTGGAATACGCACCCACTCTGGAGTTCGGTCAGCGTCCAGGGAAGAGACCTCCCGTAGAGCCGATTGAGAAGTGGGCCAGACGAAAGGGATTCACTAATCCCAGAGGAGCGGCCTTCTCAATAGCAAGGCGTATCTTCCAGCAGGGGAGGGAGGGATATAAGACGCTAACCAGGGCAATGGACACGGCCTCTCCCAAGATAGATATGCATCTGAGATCAATGATCAGCGCAATCGAGACTAAATGGAGAAGAAATGGCTAAATTCCTGTTTAGGGACGTTAAGGTCTACTTCGATAAGTATGATCTAACTCCGGCCACTACAAGCTTCTCTATCGAGCTAGCTGCGCCTGGAATAGACTCCACCACCTTCCAGGACTCAGGTGAGCGGATGGTGGGGGGAGTCCGTGCAGATGGATTTGAGTGGGCAGGGCTCCTGGAAGACAGCGACTCTATGAACGACGCTGTTGGAACGCACCTCGGGAGCGGTAATCGAGTTATCAGTGTCGTCATTGGAAGTAATACCGGATCAGTATCCTACGGATCCACTGGACAAATGTATGCTGCCAGGAATCCCATAAACATTAGGGACATGGTGCGTCAGGAGACCATCACAAGGCCGGATCAGGCCTGGGATCGAAGCGAGCTGATGGCTCCCAAGACCACAGGAACCGCAGCCGCTAACTTCGGCACCCTGGACGCCGGAGCGCTGTCCACGGCGGGTGGAACCATGTATGCCCACATGTTCAGCATGGCGGGGAACCTGGCCACGGGGAGCGGAACCCTTCGAGTTGAGGATAGCTCGGACGGTACAACATGGGCTGTATTCACGACATTCCTGGCTACTGCTCCGACAGCGGCTAAGGTGTCCACATCAGGAACCCTGGATCGCTACTATCGAGCAGCGTATTCCAGTACTACAGCGGGGACGGCGATTTATGCCATCATCTTCAAAAGAGGATAAGAGATACAGAGTCATATGTGATGGGATATCCTTCGAACCCGTTGATAAAAAGGGGATCCCTCTTAAGAAGTACTGGAGAGGATATGGAAAGGATGAAGAGTTTAGCTTATCGGATGTGACGTGCCCAGGTGGACAGCGACTAAACATAGCTCGCCTTCTAGATAAGGGAGCGATCAAGGAGGTATAACGATGGCCAAGTACATCGTCAACGGAAACACCGAGTGGAAGCAGGATAATAACCTGGGGACGCTCAAGAACATGACTCAGTATATCGATTCAGTGAGCAATCCCCCAGGTAAGGAAGTGGCTCAGATCGACGTCACCAGCTTTAATGATACTGGGGAGCGATTCATTGCGGGGATCGAACAGAGCGGGGAATACACCCTAGCTGGCTTCGTTGATGACCAGACAGATGGATCGGATCCGGTGTTCGCCACTCTGGTTGGTACGCTGGGATCCTGGGAGTTCTATCCCTTCGGCACTGCCTCGGGCAGGCGTAAGTTCAATGGGGAATCCCTGTGCCTATCCTATAGGCCGTCTGCGGCTATTCGAGAGAGAGTGGGCTACGAGGCCCGATTCGTTGTCGATGGGACGGTCACAGTAGGCACAGTCTAATCCACGGAGTACGTAATGCCGATTACAGTCAACCAGGAGATACGGCATGTATGTCCATCTGGGACGGGGCCTCGGTGGCAACCGGCCTTCCGCAGTGGATCAGGCTGGCGTAGCCAGGGGATTGCAGTGAAGTATTGTCCTCAATGCGGAACGGATCTAGAAGCCGAATTCGATAGAGAGCGAGCTTTCTCCGCTTATCCATATTCACTTAAACCAAACAGATAGAGGTGCCTAGTCATGTTAACCCAGCCCGAAGATTTTACTATTGAGGTGAATGAGCCCAGTGATGAGGAGACGTTTAGATTCTCTGATGGGTCATGGTGGACTATACGGACTCTGGTGACACGAGGTATGCGGAAGGCCATAAGGAAGTCCGCCATGAAGAATCTACCCAAGATTGATCCAAATGAGGATATCGACTTCGAAGATAAAGAGGCCCTGAAGAGGCGGATGTTTCAGGATCTGGAGTCCTTCGATGTTGACGCAGATGACGATGCCTACCTAATACATGGAACGGTTGCCTGGTCGTGGGACTCAGCCGTTTCAGTAGACTTTCTGGATACTCTGCCGGATCCACAGACGGAAGTAGTCCTCGTTCGTATGCAGGAGCTCTATGTACCCCTCAGCGAAGCAGAAGCAAAAAAAGATTCGAAGACTCCCTAGCGTCTATACTGGAGAGCGCTCCTCTGACTATAGTTATGTCTGAGGCGGCTTTTCTTCTTAGAACGGGATGGAGTTATCCCGATTACATGGATACCCCAGATGAGGTAGTGACTAATATCTCCATTCTCCTTAGTGCTGAGAATGAGGCCAGAGGTGAGCCCTCGGAAGAGGAGGATGATGTCCTTGGAGGGCCTGGACTAGGTGGCTGATCTAAAACTCCAAATGGTTCTAACGGCGGTTGATCGATCTGCCGCAGCTATGGCCTCCGCTGGGAGAGGTGTAGACGCGTTCGCCAAGAAGGCCGCAGGTGTGGGTAAGGCCTTCACCGTAGCGGGAGCATCTATACTTGCTATTGGTGGACTGGCTGTTAAGTCCTCTCAGGAGCAGATTATTGGTATAAAGAGGCTCGATCAGTCCCTGAAGAATATCGGGCAATCCTATGATAGTCAGAAGGATAAGATTGAATCTCTTATAGAATCCCAACAGCGCAAGACTAACTTCGGAGATGAGGAGCAACGGGATGCCTTGCAGAAGTTGGTTACTATAGGGGGTAAATGGGATGGGGTATTAGATGCTCTTGCCGTTACTACTGATGTGGCGGCAGGGGCTGGGATAGATCTAAAGTCAGCCTCTCTCCTTGTCGGTAAAGCGATCGCGGGGGAGACATCTAGCCTCTCTAGATATGGGATTGTATTAGCGAAGGGGGCTACTCAAACTGAGATTATGGCTGCCCTCACTAAGCAATTCGGAGGTGCTGCTGAGGCAGCTGCTGATCCATTCACTCAAATGAAGAATCGAATGGGTGATGTCCTCCAGATCCTGGGGGATGCCCTTATCCCTATCATGCAGAAGGGAGCGGTCATAATCGAGAAGATCTCTCGAAAGGTAATTGAGTGGACGCAGGCTCATCCTAAACTGACTAAAGTTCTAGGTATAGTCGCTGTAGCTATCGGGGCTGTGATGGCCGTACTGGGGCCTCTAATCTTGCTCCTTCCTGCAATCATAGCCGGTGTGACTGCTCTCGGTGGTGCCCTGGCCCTCGCTACTGGGCCAATCGGTCTCGTGGTTGTGGCTATTGCGGCTCTCGTGGCTGGAATAATCCTCCTCTGGAAGAACTGGGACACTGTCTGGAATGGAATAAAGAAGGCAACTGAGTCAGCGGTCAACTTCATTATTGACCTCTTTAACAAGATGACCATCGTCCATCGGAAGGCCCTCGCAGGCATGCTCAAAGCCGCCAAGGCCGTCCTCGACGCCATCCCTGGCCCAAATAAGTTCGGGGATGCGATGCAGAAGGCCATTGATAAAATTAATGAGGGCATCCCTAAAATCGATATCGCCACTGATACGATAGAGAAGATGGGTGAGGCCTCTGAGAAGGTTGGGGAGGTGATTACTAAAAGTAATGAGGAGGTCATTGATTCCTATGGAGATCTAACTGAAGCAGTAAATAACTCGGTTGAAGAACAATCGGAGCGTCAGAAGCAATTATCTGCTCGGCTGGCTCAGGGTAACAAGGAGAGAGTCAATAATAACAGAACTTCGATAGAAAGAATCATGGGTGATCTCCGACAAGCTAGCGCCGACAGGATAGCTCTAGCGGATAGGAATGCTCTTGCTGAGGAGAAAGCTAGTCAAAGGATCCTCGATTCATATAATAGAATTCGAGATGATCTGGATCCGGTGCTAGATAAGTTTGAGG